GGGGCAAGAGGGCCGAGGCACCATGACCTGACTCGTGCATGTGATCTCTTTTGCTGCCCCCCACAGCGAACGGCCGGAGGCATGGGTGGCCCCGATGTCGGAGGTGCGCTGTGAGCAATTCCCAGTGGCACGACGACCAGGCGACGGGCGAACGCGCGTTGCGCGAGCACAAGCGCCGCGCCGATCTTGACTCGCGACTGGGTGACGCGCTGCGCGCGAGCGGCATCAATGCGGCCGACGCGCTTGCGGTGCAGGCGCTCTACGCAACAGCAGGGCAGTCGGGCTCCCATCGGATCGTCTCAGCCCTGCGAGCCATCGAGGCATGGCTCAGAGAGGGAGGCGCTCTGTGAGTAGTCTGGGACACGAGTGGGCGAAGCACGAGGAGCACGAGGGTTGGTCCGTCTGCTCGCGTTGCGGCATGGTCCGCAACTACGACCGCGAGACGACGACGTGCAGCGGCGCGTTGCCGAAGATCCGGCAGCGCAGCGAGATCGAGGACTGCGGCCAGGATGGCGTGTGCAGGCTTTCTCCGGGCTGCAATCGGCATTGGGAGGAACGGAACCGCGAGCTGGTGCGCGAGAACGAGGTCCTGCGTTCCAACAGCGATCACCTAAGCTCCGAGAACGCCTCGCTGGCCCGCCAGGTCGAGTCGATGGCGATGCGCATCGAGAGCCTCGCCGAGGAGCTGGCGAAGCCGGAGGATGTGAGGCTGCGCGAGGTGCTCGACGCGCTGGACGGGCGCGCGGTCATCTTCGACGGCCTGGGGGCGCGCGTTGGTCACTTGCTCGACGAGATGGACGAGTGGATCGGGCGGGCGGGAGAGGCAGGGCGAATGGTGGAAGCCGCGCGCCGCATCCTCTCCAGCGTCGCGGAGAGCATGACCGAGCACGCATACCAGGAACTGGCGTCGGCTCTTGAGTCGCCACCTCGTATCGCAGGCAAGACCGCAGGCTTTGACCAGCCCGGGCGTGAGCACACGGCGGGTGACGCTCTCGGGCTAAGGAGGGACCGATGACGTACGACAACATGCGCAAGGACTACGAGCGCATGCGCGACGCCGAGAGAACTAGACTTGTGGACGAGTGGAAAGCCGCGAACGGATACGACGACCTGCTGGCGGCGTACTCGGCGTCGGTGTCCGAAGCCAACCGTCTCCGCAAGCTGTTCGACGACGCCGGCCAGGGTGAACACAACGTCTTGGCCCTGATCGATCACTACCAGCGCAACTCGATGGAGTCGGACGAGCGCATCCGTGCGGTCCGCAAGCTGCTCGAACGGAACGGCTGCGAGTGTGAGTGTGAGCACCACTGGGAGCACCATGACGACGACTGCGATCGGTGCCTCGCGTGTCGCATCGGAGAGGCGGTCGGGAAGTGAGTTCGTGCAGAGCAACGAATGCGAAGTGATAGGCACGTTCCCAGTGAACTGGTGCTTCTCGTAGCCTGGTTGGTGTAGCCAAAACACCTACATGCTCGGAACCGACCCCTTGCTGTAGTAGCGTTGGGGCGATTACGTGGACTGGACCCGAGACAGGACTTCGGCCTCGGTCTGAAACGGGTAGTCGAACCGGTATTTGGTTGTGAGCAGCTTGACCCACTTGGACCAGTACGGGGTCTTGGGCTGCACCAGCCACTCACCACCCTTGGCGTGGTTGCCTGACCCGGTGAACCTGCGCACGTACGGGTTGCGCGTCGTGTGGCCTGCCGTGACGTGCCCATACACCTCGACGTCCACGCCCAGGAACCACAACTCGTCGGCGAGCTTGTCTGCAAACCCGCCCTCGCCGCCCGTGCCTGGCGCCAGGTCGTCGGTGGACTTGATGCCGTCCTCAGCAGTCGAGCAGCAGTACAGGAGCACCCGGAACTTCTTGGGCACGATGCGCGCCTTGAGCCACGCCGCGAACTCGCGCACGTCTTTGCGGCGTAGGCCGGCCTGGATGCCGTCGGCCCAGCCATGGCAGAAGAACGCGATGTAATCGAGCGACTGTTCGTTGGCGAGGTACTGCTTCACCTCAGCCAGGCGCGTAGGCATCGGCGCCTTGTTGTCAAAGATGCGCAGTTGGCAGTCACGCCCTGACACGAACAGCTTGGCCTCGGACTGGAACTCCCGGGCGTCCTTCAGTCCTTCGGAGTCGTACTTGGGTGCGAACGCAACGCCACGCATGATCACTTCACCGGGATGCAGTACAGCACAGACTTGCCATCGAAGAACTTCACCGGGCCATCGCCCTTGCGAATCGTCGCGAACTCGGTGCCGTCTGGGTTGATGCCAACGGTTAGGTCGTAGCCTGCGTCTTCGAAGTAGATGTCAAAGCCACCGTCCTGGTCGTCGATGGTGTCGTAGTACTCAGGCTGCCGGAACCCAAGTTCTTTGACGTAAACAGACGTCGCGCCATTCGTGCGCTCGATGGCGCTGCGGATGGCGAGCCGGGGGATGTCACCCATGGTGTTCGCCTCGGTGCTTCTGCTCAAGGTCTAGGTCGGTCTTATGACGTGCGGCTTCAAGCAGTAGTTTCTGCCCAGCAATGGCTTTGGCTTCAACGCCGTCTGCGTCGAACAAGTCCACCAGCGCCGGCACCAGCTTGATGACCCACGGCAGGATTTTGTTTAGCTGCTCCACGGTTTTCCTCCTAGCGGCTATGCTCGATAGCCACGAGTAGATTGTCACAGGCACGGCGCACCTCATCCAGGGCTGCCTGGTCCTCGGCAGCCGTTGTGTGCTGCCGGTACACGATGTCGCGTTCCTGCTGGATGCACGCCGCGTTCACGGCCGCATACGACGAGACGCGACCGCCACCGCCGCAAGCAGCAACGCATAGAAGAGCAGCACAAACACCAGCCGTCTTCATGGTGAGCCTCCATCCCCAGGCGGCGTCGGTCCTGGCGGCACGGAGGGAACGCGCGAGCGCCGCTCCGCGTCGGACCACTGCCGCCTCGCCCCCACGCCAACACGCGGCAACCACCGCGCCACCGAAGATAGCGCCCCATCGCACCAGGACAGCCACTTGGTCAGCTTTGCTGCCGCTTCGTCGTCGGCCTTGCTTGAGGTCTTGGCTGCGAGCCTTGCGAACGTCGCGGCTAGCCGCTGCAACGCGTGCACGGCGGCGGTCGTAGCAACCAACGCAGACACAATCCAAGCAGCAATCTCGTCCCGATGGTTCCATACAAAGTGAATGTAAGGCTGCATACAATACTCCTAACCCGTAGTCTACTCTTTGGTCCCGCTGTCGTCCGGCAACGGGAACTCCGACTCTGACCCAACGCCGGCTTTGATGAGCCGCCTGCGAAGGATTTCGTAGCTGCGCTCCAGCACTTCATACTGCTCGCGGAGCTTTGAGTACATGGCGCGCTCCTCGTCCAGGATGCGTCGCAGCTGTGCGTTGAAGTCGCTCAGGGCGTCGATGCGCTTCTCGAGGTCCTCGATGCGCTTTACGTAGTCGCGTCGAACCTCAGCCAGTTCTCGTCGTGCTTCTAGTTCCACGTTCGCCACCGCCATGTCCCGTGACATCGCGCGTTTCTCGCGAAGCGTGACCCAAGCGACAATAGCACCAATCGCGGACACTGCCATGGCGATGACTTCGGTGATGCTCATCAGGTCACGTTCGTTCCAGTGATGGTGCTCGTCCCAGTATCGCTTATGGGATTGGAGTTCTCGCGCAGCTGGTTGGAGTCGACGAGCGTCCGGTTGATTTGTGCAGCGCCGCCCTCGTCGATGTACACGCCAATCCCAGTACCGAGCGTGTCACAGTAGTTTCCGACAAGGCTCGGATACAGGATGTCCTGCGTGTTAGACGTGTTTCTGACCACAATGGCTTCGTTTAGGGAACCGGACGGATGAGCCCTAACGACGTTGTTGTGGATGGTTATGCCTTCAATAGGAAACGACGAGTCGTCCGGCTGGAAAATATAGATGCCTTCTTTGCCGTTTCCGAATATGGCCGTGTTCCCATTGCACACAAGCCCATCGATGAGGCCAAACCTTGGGGCGGCCATGACGGCGGCGTGACCGTGCTTGTCGAATGCGCACCCGGTAATGCTCACCACGCCACCACCAACCATCACCCCGCAGTTGTTGCTAGGGCTGCCAGTGTTACTCCGAAAGTAACACTCCGACACAAACAAGGAGTCGGGACTGTCTGCGTTGATGCCTTCGGTGCATGCAGTCACAATGCAAGCAGACACGTTGTCGTAGTCAAACGAGTCTGACGTTGTGGCGTAAAACGAGCACCTGCTAACGCGAATGTTCCTGTTCGTCGGGGTGGCCCCGATTCGGATGCACGCATACACCTTGCCCGATGTTTCTGTGCCGAGCGTAGCGTTGAACGACACGTTATCAATCAACGCATTGATGCACCCGTCTATGGCGTACATGGCCGCAGTGCCTTCCACTTCCGCCCCATCAACAAGCATTACGGATAGGTCGCGCACAGACATGTTCTCGCCGCGCAGTTCAACCAAATCGCCGAACGCAGTGGTTGCCGCAGCAATGACAGTAGCGCCAGGGCCTTCGCCAACCAGGTGAACGTTCTTGCGAACAGGAAGGGGGCTGTCTGCGATTGAGTACGTACCGCGTCGCGCATACACGGTGCCGCCACCATCCGAGTCCGCCTGCTGAAGCGCGTTGCGCAACTTATCGCCGTTGCCCGGGTCGAGGTAATCGCAGTTTGCTAGCGTATCTCCTGCGGCTTCGTTGCCCACGGTGATGTGTGGCGGACCGTGGAACGTGGGCGTAACCGGTGCGGACGACTGAATGGCTCTGTAGTTTACGCGACGCATGCTGTCACCCCGTCACCCACTCGATCACGACGAGTCCAGGGGACCCAGCGCCACCAGCTCCGCCAGCGGCGCCAGCGCCATTGGTGCCTGTGTTGGATGCGCCACCGCCCCCGCCCCCGCCGCCACCACCACCGCCGCGACCGAACGCGCCAGTGTTGCCAGCCGACCCAACCGACCCGGCCGTCGCCGTGCCGCTTGCCGACGCAGCGCCACCGTTGCCGCCAGCGCCACCGAGACCCTGCGTGCTAGACGGAGTGGAGCTGTTGAGCGGCCACTCCCAGCCAAACCCTGCGGTACCACCTGGGCCACCACCTCCACCACCGCCCGCAACCGTGCCGTCTTTGATACCGCCGTTTGAGCCAGCCACGGTGCTAGGTACACCGGCTGACACGCCTAGCGTGGCCGTGGGTGCCTGGGTCGTGGCAGTGCCGGACCCGTTGACGTTGACTCCGCCGCCGTCGCCACCTGCAATGGGCGCCGCAGCCGCCCCAAACGACCCGGTGTAGCCGTACCCTGCACCACCTGACGTGGTAATGGACCCACCCGACCCACCAGTCGCGCCACCGCCGGTGGTGCCCTGGTTGCCCTTGTGCCCGGCCGTCCCACCTGCGCCGCCGATGGTGCCGATTTGCCACTTGTACAGCAGCACGGCTGTGGTCGAGTTGGTAATGGAGCTGAACGCGCCAGGACTGCCATTGTTGCCGTCGTTGCCGGCTGACCCAGCCGAGCCACCCGCGCCACCCGCCCCAACCACAATGGACAGCGAATGCCCAGGCGTTACTGGCAACACAAACGGACCCGTGGGGTACACGGAGCCGCCGGCCTGACCACCTGCGCCACCGCCACCACCGCCAGCGCCGTTGGCGTCTAGGCGGCCTGCTGCACCACCCGACCCACCACCGCCACCGCCAGCCGCAGGGGCTCCAGTGACACGAATGCGGGACACTCCCTGCGGGATAACCAGGGTGCTGGTTCCTGCCGTGTCGTAAATCCGTCGTACAATCGTGCCGCTCATAGTGGTGCGCTCCTAGAGTAGGTACCAGTTGGTGCCGTTGGACACGACGCCCCACTTGGCGTAACCGCCCGTGAGCGTTGCGTCAGTTGACACGCCGTCGATGGCCTCAGTGTTGAACCGGGCAAGCGTGATGACGTTGGCGCTGGATGACCCAACGGCGTCCTTTATCCAGCAGATTCCGGTGTACGTCGCCGGGTTGGGTAGCTGGATGGTGCGGGCCGACGATGAGTCCACCAGGATAACCAAGTCCGTTGCGTCGATGGTGTACGGGTACGCGCCAGGCGTGCGGATGACCGTGCGCTGGGTTGCGGCCAGCATGGTCGGTGTCGCGAATCCGTTGGCAAGCGACGTGACCGCAGCGTGCTGCGTGCCGCCACCACGCACACCGTGCTGCGCATCGGTCGCAAGGATACCAACCTGCACGTCGTCTGCGTTGACGACGATGGAACCATCGGCGTTCGCGCCAACGTTGATGGTGATGTTGGACGTGAGTGCGCCGCCACCAGTAAGCCCAGACCCAGCCGTGACGGTGCGCGTTTGTGGCACCGCCGCGTTGGCCGTTGCGGTGGTGGTCGTGAGTTCATTGAACTTCGCGGCCGACATGAACCCCGCGTTCACGGAGTCCGCCACCGCGTGAAGCGAGCCACCGCCACGGTTGCCGTGCGCGTGCGTGTGGTCGCTCAGCGCAAGCGTCGTGGCTGACCCTGATGCGTTGGTGGAGTCGGTGAGTTCAACGGCCGTCCCGAAGTTGACGTCGTGCTGGTGGTCGTGACGCGCTGCGGTTGTGCCAACGCCCACTGCTGCGGCGACGTTGCCGACGTTTACGGGAGCCGTAGACGTAAGCGCTGCCACGGAGTTTAGTGTGGTGAGCATCGCCGACGACATGAAACCAGGGTCCGATACCGTAACGATGGGGTGAAGCAGCGTGGACCCGTCGGTCTTGTATGGGCCGCGTGCTCCGTGCTGGTCGTCGTTGGTGTGGTCTGTGTAGGTGGCCGTGGCGCCGGTGCCAAGCATCACGCTGCCGGTGTTGTACTTGGCACGCGTGAGGTCGAGCGACACGTTGTTGCCGACGTTGATGTCGGACAAGAACGTGGCTGCCACCGCCGCGAAGTAGTACGGGGACCCGGCGTTGCCGGTTGTGAATGAGTCCGCGAACACGGCAGACGAAACGTCCTTCGTGCCACCAGGGCGGAATGTGGCAGCGCCGTCGCAGTACCCGAAGAAGCTCACGGTCTGCGAGCCAGACGTTGCCGACTCGTTGAACGAAAGCACCGACACGCCCTGATTCACCTGGCACGACGTGGTGCCGGTGACGAAGATGTTGTCGTATGACCCAGTGGTGAGCACATGCGAGCCACCAGACTGGAAGGTCATGGAGTAGCCGGCGCCTGGCGTGTTGACCGAACCGTTCCAGTCAGAGGTCGTGACGTTGGACACAACCACGTTGCCGGTGAACTTCACCTCGAACGAACGCAGCGCACCAAGCCCGCTTAGCGACGCCGCCGTTGCAAACGATGATGCCACGCAATCCAGACCAAACAGGAACACGGCATTGGATGACCCGCCAGACGCAACAAGCGCCTCGTTGCCGTCGCCAATCAGCGACATGTACGCGACTTGCGCCGATGCGTTGGTCAGCGTGAGTGGCGTTTGACCGGCCGGGGCTTCCCACGTGGTGCCAGACGTTGCAGCCCCGGGGGCCGTGCTCCTGCCGTGGCCAACGAACGTGAGGTAATCCACCGCAGCGCCGTTGACCGTAACTGCCTCACTGAAGATGCCAGGGCCAAGCTCGATGACGTCGCCGGTCGCTGCGTCATTCACCGCCGCCTGGATGGTCAGGTACTTGCGGTCGATGCGTCCGCGTAGCGCGGTTGTGTCGTTGCCTGTTGCAAGGTCTACGTACAGAACCTCGCCGAACCCAGGTGCGCCAGCGGCCGACGGCTCAGGCGTCCACTGCGTACCGTCCCACGTGAGCACGTCTGAGATGTTGGGGGCGCCAGCGTCTACGTCGCGTCCCTGAATGCGCACCACGGTGTTGGATGCCGGAGCTCCAGTGACGTCGCCGCCGAGTGAAGTTACGGTCCCGACGGGAATGACTCGTTGAACCATGCGACGTGACATACGTTAGACTCCGTAGCGCGTGCTGAGGTAGGACGCGAGGTTGTTTCGGTCTGCCGCGCTGGGATACGCGTTGCAGAACACTGAGCATGCAAGATCAAGTTTCGCGTACGCAGACCCAGCGTTGCGTCCGATGCGGTACGGCTGCGCCATCGCAGCGCCAGGGATGTTGCCAGCCGCCACAGGCGTTTGCGCCACGCCGTTGATGTTTGCGATTAGGTTGGTGCCGTCGTACCCACGGTCCAGTCTGTACCATGTGTTGTACAAAAGCCCTGGGATGGTGATGTTCTTTTCGGACCCGTCCCACTGGCCGACCTTCAGGTCGAACGACGCGCCTGCGTTGTTGTTGATGCCAATCCAGCAGTACCCGGACGCATCGCACGCGATGTTTTCGAGCGAGTACGCAGCGCCGCCAGACGTGGCGCACGAGCGAATGCGGAACACGTGCGACTGGTAGTACGCCGACGCGGTAATCATGTCGCCAAGTGGGCCGTTGGACCCAAACCCATTGGTGCCGTTGAACACGTTGAACTGGCGACCGTTGGGCCGGTTGACGATGCCACCGTCTGAAACACCGCCCGAGTACGACAACAGGTTCGCGGCCCCAATGGCCTGGTTGTCCTGCTGCACGAGCGTGGTTCCGTCGTACACGGCCGACCCAGGTCCGAGCTTCGCAGACTCGTTGTACCAGCCTACGCATGACGCAATGTCAGTCGGGAAGAACGGGCTAGTGACGATTCCGTACTTCGCCTGAAGCTCGGCGAACTTGTCCTGTATCTGTGTGGGAGTTGCGATGAACCCCCAATAGTCGGCCATTTCGTAGAACGTGCCCTTGAACCATTGGTTGATTGGCGTCGCGGTGGTCTCGTACGAGGAGAACATCACCGGTGCTTCAGCCTTTTGCCCAGAGATTGGTGTGGTGGTTATCGTCCCAACAAGCGAATCTTGCTGGTATAGGTTTGTTTCTCCGGTGGTGCCGTCATACGTAATGGCCATGAAGTGCAGTCCGCGAAGCGAACCGACACCCGGCACAACTTGCCAGCCAGACACGCCAAGCTGTCCAACGTAGTGACCAATCTTGTTGAACGGCACCGGCCCACTCGTGTTGGCGATGTGCGTGCGAACCCAGTGGTTAGCCGACGATGTTTCGTTGGCCCACAGGTAATAAAGGTACTGCCGGTCTCCGACGCCGTACGTGTCGTCCGGGTCGAACACGAACCAAGTGGTGAACTTCGTGTTGGACGAACCAGACTTGACCACTGACGTGGACTCAAGGCGTGAACCAGGCACCGTACCAATGATTCCAACGTGCCCATTGGCGGTGGCCCCGGTGTTGTACGCCGGGTGCCCAGACACCGCGCTTAGGTTCGGACCGAAGTTAGCAGGCCACGACGTGAGCGCGTTGGACCCATCAACGATGGCGTCATCGCCCTCGACCGCAAAGTCAGGGTCAGGCCACGACGACGGTGGCGGCGGGCTTGGCGCGGCGGCTCCGGGGGGCAGCCTAAGTAGCCTGCGGAAAGCCACGCAGCGCCTACTTCGGGATAACGGTAAGGCGCACATTGGTCGTTGACGCCTGCACGTTTAGGACAGGGGTTTCTGCCGATGGGACCTCGAACGAGAAGCTTCCGTCCGTGATGACGTCCGCCACGCCAACCGCGTTGAGTGCCACGTCACCAGTGACCAGTACGGGTGTGGTCAGGGTTGCCAGCGGTCCCCAGCAGTACGAAATCGTCCCGCCAATGGCCAGGACCTTTACGTACCGACCTGCGTAGCGGCTGAAGTCAAACGACTGCAACGTCGTGGTGGAAAGGTTGATGCTAAAGCCACGCGAGTGGCCGATTACGGTATCTGCTTGTCCGCGTCCTACGATTTCACTCATGATGACCCCGGGCCTCCCGACGCAATGCGTTGTTCTGCTGCCTGCTGGCTGGTCAGCGAACGGGTCGCGATGCCAGACTGTTCAATGGCTCCCACCTGCGGGCCGGTCATCGTTGATGACTGGCCTGGTGCGGGGGTGCCTGGGCCGCTGGACCCAGGTGTACCATAACTAGATTGCATGAGCGATAGGTACTCGCGCGTTTCAGACACGACCTGGCCACCCATGAAGATGCGCACGGTGCGCAGCGCTTCAGGAGAAACCGGGTTTGGCTTGGCAAGTTCCTGCTCAATCTGGTTGGCCATGGTCTGGTACGTGGACGGCCACATGGCCCGCATGTCCGCAACCTGCTGCGGGGTCACTTCCCCTGCCGCAAAAGACTGCATGAACACGCTCGGGTCTTTGCCAACGGCAAGCGCTTCAGAAAACCGCTGCTTCTCCTTCTCGGTCGCGCCACGGATGGCCAGCAGCGCTGACAGCGGGTTCGGGTCTGCGGCACCAGGAACCAGCGACGCAAGGTAGGACAGTCGTGCGGCCTGGATTTGCTGCGCGAGCAGCCCAACGCCAGGCGCCGTCTGCATAACCGGCGTCAGCGCCGAGCCTGCGGCAAGCACGGCCTCAGGGTCGTGGGCCAACCGGTACAGGTTGGTGGCCGTGGACTGATACTGACGTTCCGTAATCCGGCCACGGTTGGTGGCGCGCGTCGCGCCGTACAACGCACCGCGTCGGAGTGTTTCGCCGCTGAACAGCGCACGCACCGACCTGCCAGCGTTCTGGTTGATGGCTGCCGCCGCACGGTTGAGCGCCTCAGACTTCGCAAGCGCAGACAGCCCAGACGCCGCAATGGCTGCGCCGTGGCGCTTGACCCACTGGTGGATGGCGCCAGTCACAAACCCGGTCGCGAGTGCCTTCACCGAGACGCCGCCGAGGATGGCTCCGACTGCGCCGCCAGACAAAAGCGCAGGCAGTGGCATGTTGGCGACGGCACCTTCGCGCGCTGCGGCGCGGGCTGCTGCCCGCTGAGCCCAGGCTAGGTATCCGTACTCACGGTTCGCGTTTCTGAACGCGGACCCGGCTTCTGGCGACACTGCGTCCATTGCGGCTTCTAGGTCCTGCCTGACCGCGTTGCGCATGCGTCGGTACGCGCCGTCAAACTCTGACTTGGACGCGTGGTCCCAGTGGATTTTGCCGTCAAGCTCCATGCGTAGGTCGTGCATGCCGGCTGGCGTGCGCGTTGGCCCTAGTTGCTCGAACTCAGCATCGAACCGGTCTGCGAGTGCGCGGTTAGACGCTAGTTCGCTGTTGCGGAGTTCCTGGGAAATCGCGTTGCGTTCGCGAAGCGTGTGGGCAATGGGCTGCGGACCACGCTCCCTGGTGGCAACGTTGATAGACTCTCGAAGCGCTCGACCTCGCTCTGGGACGAGCTTCCCGAGGCGCTCAGAAATCACGTTCAGGCTAGGTGCGCCATCCATGACACCTGCTCGATTGAGCACGCCTCCTGCCTCAAGTACATTGTGCTCTCCACCGGCAACAAGGTCGCCAGCAGCGTTGCGCGTGAGCCTGTTTCGTACCTTCTGCAAGTCGCTGTAGTTAGCGCCAGTGGCGCGAACCGCGGCGTGGTCGGCGAAGTACTGCGCGAGGTTGCCCTCAGACATCGCCTCGCGAAACGACGGAGACAGCCTGGACGCAACAGCCTGGGACCCACGACGTGCGAGCGCCGTCATGCCAGACACGCCAAGCTCGCCGACGGCCCCAAGGATGGCGCCTTCGCCCATGGCCATCACAAGGCCTTCTGCACTAAGCGGCTCGTCGTGTAGGTACGCCTGGTTGACGTAGTTCGACGCACCGAACAACGAACCCTCAAGCGCCGTTGCGCCAGCGCGTGGCGCGAGGCTAGTGCCAAGTCCACGCACCGCGTTGCCGGCCTCGCCGATGGGGTTGAGTGCACCAGCCAGGATGCGCTGGAACGCAACACGGTCACCGGACGCTATCGCCTCTTCGGCCGCTAGCGCTTGACGCCCAAGCACAGGAACACCTGCCTCGATGGATGCTGTGCGCGCCACAGCCTCAGCCTCTGCCGCTGGCGAAGTCCACGAGCCGGCAACATTGGAGTGACGACGGGCCTCGTTGGCAGAGAACTGCCGCGCGGACGCAACCATTTCTTCTGGCGCGCTCGGCATTGCGATTTCCTGCACGGGCCTGCCACGCGCCACCTGCGCCGAGTCAAAGGCGTCCATGGCCGTGCGGCCTTCTTGCGACGCGTCGATCACAGCAGCCTCGGCAGACGGCATCGCTTCCTGCGGGATGGTCCGTGCGTATTGCGGATTGGCAAGCTCAAGCGTGTTTTCTGATGTCCTAAGCGCGGAAGACCCAATCGGGCCTTCTGGCGCCGCAGCCATCGTGTCAGCCAGCGCAACGTCGGTACGCCCGACAGCGCCTGGGTTCTCGATTGCAATGGTGGGCAGCGTGGCTGCACGCGCCTCGCCAGCGCCACTCACAATCGCCCCCGCCTCTGGAAGGACAGCCTCAGCGCTCCTGGCGACATTGGCTGCATCTGCCGCGCCAACTGCTGAGCGCGCCACGTTAGCCGCCTCGGCTGCACCAACCGTCCCACGGGCTAGTGCTGCACCTTCTGCGGCGCCGCGCGCAACCGCCGACTCGCCACCAGTGAGTATGGCTGGCAATATAGCGCCGCCAATCTCAGCAGCTGTACCAGCAGCCGGGCTTTCCTCAAGGATGCGTCGCTGCTCTTCGCTGTCTACCTGCCCGCCACTAAAGGCAGTGATTAGGTTTTGGCCTATCCCGAACGGGAGCAGGCCGTGTGCAAGTCCGACGCCGGCCGCTTCAAGCGCACTGCCGCCTCCGGTCTCCATCCGGTGCCGTTCTGCTGCGAGTTCTTCCTGGCTTGCGAGCCTTGCGCGTGGGTTTGCCAAGAACGACTGAAGCTCGCTTCCGTCGATCGTGCCTACCTCACCGTTTGGATGACGCACCGCAACGCGTGCTCCAGGAACGCCAGCTGACCCGCTTCGGTATGCGGCGGTCGCTTCTTCCGGAGACACGCGCCGTGACGCGCCTTCTCGGTCTACAATCGAAACGAACGAGTCTTTCATCACTCGCCCCGCGTAAACGTGGAGTCGGACACGGACTCATCCGGGAGTCTGCCTTGTACGTGCTGAACCACTGACGGGTTTTGTGACGCAATCAACGTGTCACGTGCCTGAGTCAACCGCCCATACGCATCGCGAATGTTTTGGATTGTAATGTCAGAGTCGTCCGCGCCGCCGATGATGTTGCCTCTCCCAGTGAACTCGCCGTATGCGTTCTGGATGCGTGCCACGTCCTGGTCAGTGGCTCGGCGCCCATTCAAGGCCACGTTGATTTGGTTGTAGACTTCTTGCTGCAAATGACGAGCGCGCTCTGCTGCGGCAGTCACTCCTCGCCCCGGGACTACGCCGCCAATCGGTCCGGTGCCCCACGCGCCTGACCTCTGCAACGACTCCAGTTCCCTAAGCGCCGAAAGCGCTGCATCAAACCCAGCCATGCGCTCCCCAAACGCAACGGCGCGATTTGCGTCGCCAGAATCAAGCGCCTGGGATGCGCCAGGCGGGGGACCTACGAAGTAGCCCTGCTCAGCAAGGCGCTCTTCTGAGCGCTCGCCAGAAATACCAAGATCTTCTCGGACGCCGCGCACCTCAGCCGCCGTAGCCATACGCGTCTCGCCGGTGAGCCGGTTGCGGTAAAAGTACTGACGCGTCGGACCGCCACCGCCAGTGGTTACAGGCCTGGTCTGTACCGTCTCTGACGTGTGACCAGACTGAAGGTGGTTCACGTTCGCAAGCAACTCGTCTGCCGTGTTCAGCCACCGCGTCGCTGCAATGGTTGCGTTAGAGCGTGCCACATCGGAACCAGTCATGGCAGCAAGACGCTGTGCCTCGTTCGCGGCGCGTTGGTACTCGTACGCCATGTGGATGCGTTCTGCGTCCTGCTCCGACGCACCCTGCTCGCGTGCAAGCTGGTACGCAGTCTGAGCCGACGACACGCCGTGTTGCGCGTGCTGCACGTTTGCGCGCTGGGCCTCGACGTCGCGGTCGATTGCGTGCTCTACAACCTGTAGTGCCTGGTTGGGTCCGCCGGTGAGCGCAGACCCGATGCCACCAAGGAAGGAGGCAATCGCGCCGAGCACGCGGTCACCACCAGACCGGCGGTCCGGGTCCACGGTCATGCTGCGTGCGCGCGCCGCGATGTCTTCAAAGCTGCGGCGAGTGTTGTCAACGCGCTGCGTTCGGGCAGCGTCTGCAGCAACAGAGTCGTTGTACATCCGGTTCAGGCGCTCGTTGCGACCCTGAAGGGTGCGTTCTGCCTGAGCCTGCGCTTCTTGCTCAATCTTCCCCTTGCGCAACTCCGCTGCGGCGGCAAGCTCGGCGTTGTCCTGGATTCGGTCAAGCTGTCCTGGGATTGGCGTGTCACCCGACTGCTCGGTGCGCGATACGCCCGCGACCTGCATCGACGTGCGACGCGGCGACCCACCACGGCCGTCCACAAAAACCCCGGCAGACCCGACGCCACCCTGGGGCTGCCCCTGGGCGCCACTGTTCCAGTTCACCGGCTGCGGGCTAGGACGCGCATTGGCAACGTGGGCGTTGGCCGTGTTGCCGGCTGCTGGCAACGCGGCCGGTGATGTCCCAGGCGCTGATAGTGTAGGACCAATGTCCTGCGCGCGAGCTTGGGCAACGCGCCTGTCTAGCTCCGGGTCTGGCGACTGCGGGGCGTCATTCCACGCGCCAACATCCAGTGCGTTTGTTGCCTGTGGACGAGTCCACTGGTTTACCAGCTGCTGTGGCGTGGTGTTGTCGGCGTAGCGTGCCTGCGGCGCAACGCCTGCCGGAGCCGGCGCCGCCTGGACGCGCGCAAGCTCCTGCGCATAGTCGCCCATGAGCGGGTGGTTGTGGTCAACGTCTACCTCAACGCCATCGACGCCAGCCCACCGGGACGTGCCGTTGGGATTCATGCCGATAAGGCGAGTGCCGGGCGGGGGCATTAGTACAACCTCCGGCCAAGGCGCATCCGTCCAGCGTGACCACGTTCTGCGGCCCACTGGTCGTAGGACATGTTGCCCATATACCCGGGGAACGACTGGTTTCCACTCAAGCTGCCGTACCCACTCGTGTTGATAGGAACCGTGAGCGACAATGGATTGGGAGTAGGCAAATATCCATTCGGCGCGTTCTGCGCGGTCACTGACGCCGGGACCGTAGCCTGTGTTGGGGCAACAGGCATTGTCTGAGCAATGCTCAACGGGTTACGCACCTGAAACGAACCAGCCGACGGCTGTGCACCCGCGTCGTACACTGGAGCCGGTCCAGACGGCAGGGACTGAATGCTCGACGTCGGGCCTAGGCCGGATGACACGGCGGCTGCGGCCTGGTCTGCAACCTGCGAAGGCGGCTGCGCCTGCGCGGCCGGTGCGCCACCGGCTGGGAGTTCGCCACCCAAGTAAGACCCAGGAACGCGCACTAAATCTGGATTCGTGGACGAACTATTTTCACGAAGCGGGAACAGAGGTGAGTTGCTCATGTTCAGCCCACTATGTAGTGCGGGCGTGGCCGTGGTTGGTGCAATTGATTTGCCAATGTCGGCCTGTGTCAGGCCAGACGCCTTCTGGGCCAAGTTAAGCCCGTTATCCTGACCAGCTACCCATGACGACTTAGGCGAAGCGCCTCCCACGGCGCCCTGCAACGCGGCCCCAGCACCTTGCTGCACAGCCGAGCCGATACCTGCCTGAAGGGCACCTTCGGAGTTGCCACCAATGAGGTTGCCAGCCGCTGCGCCAAGTGCGCCACCTGCAACCGTGCCCGCAGGGCCTCCCAGCGAACCAATCAGCGCACCAGTGCCACCAAGGATGCCGCCGATGAACTTGCTGCGCTTCTCGTCTTCGGCCTGGGCGATTTGCTGGTACTGAAGCTGCTCCTGCGCGCGGAGCTTCGCCTGGTTGTAGTTGTTTTCAGCGCCAGCGATGGCTGCTGCGTGCTGCGCGTTTCTAACCGCCAGCGCAGGGTTGCCACCACGCTGCGACGCTGCCTGCGAATAGGCTGCGTTCTGGATAGCACGCTGCCCCTGGGCAAGCTGCGTTGACGCCACCGACCGGCCGTTGCCGACCAGGGAGTCACGGACTTGCTGGTCTCCAGTTCGGTCCCAAACACCAAGAGTTGACATAGCTAACGCACGTCTCCCTGGCGGAGGTACTTGAACGGCACGCCCTTTACCGCCACGCGAAGGGTCATACCACTAAACGCGCCGCCTGGGCAGGTAAGCTGCCCATCAATCGGCACTTCTGAAACCACAAACCGAATGACCTCAAACTTCTGGTACTGCAAGTGGCACTCAAAGTTGGGCCACGTCAGGTGGGTCTCGTCGGGGTCCCACGTGTACGTAGTCAACGTAGTTGGGTCGTAGTTGTACTGGGCCTCGATTTGAAGCCCGTTATGCGCATTGAAGAACCCGGGAATGGTGCCGACTTTGCCCAGCAGCAACGCCCTGCGGCACCGCACGAACCCCTGGATGCCGCCTGCCTTTATCCAGGACGTAGTGAACGACAACGGCAACGGGTACTGCACGTAGTTGCCCGAACTGTCCGTGACCGGCTCAAACTCCTGCGCGAAGTAGGCCGTGGTTGTGTCCGGGAGCTCCAGCGCGTCCAGCAGCCCAACCCACGCCCCGTTCCACGGCACACCGTGCAACTCCTTGGACCCGTCGAACAGGCCCCATTGGTTCATATCGTAGTTCCAAACGGCCATGAACGTATCGTCGCCCGTGCCGACAATCCAGCGTACATGGGCTTCTTCCGGCACCACGACGCCGCATACAATCGTCTGCCCACGAAGCGACTCTTCCACTGGCTTACCAAGCCACGTGAGGTTTAGGCCACGGTCGAGTAGGTAGATGCCACGCGCCGACTGGAACGCGAGCCCAAACGGACCACGCACCACCGAAGCGCGGCTGGTGCAGCCAATGTCGGTGCTGATTGCCTGCGGCACACCGAACGCGTTGCCGCCGCCCGTGTTGTTCGGTCCGTCGCCAGTGATGACGAAGATGCTGGACTCCTTGAAGACGATGACCTTCTCGTCGAGCGCTGCAATGGCTACGCAGTCTCCGGCGCCGGTAAGCATGGGGATGACTAGGTTGCCGTTGAACTCAGGTGCTACCCCAGGTTCTAGTAGCTTAGACGGCCATACCTCGTTGTTGGTGATGCCCCACACGCGGTCGTTGGTCGCCATGATGTCAATCATCGCGGGCGGGGCGTGGGACTCGAACCCACCACCGTCTGTGTAGAGCAACTCGTTGTCTGAGTACGGAGACACGCCATCCGTGGACTCTGTAAACGAGAGCGCCAGCTTCAGCAGCCACGGACGCTCCGTGTCTCGCTGCGAGCCGGGGTCGTACTTCACACGGTAGGCCAGGTGCATCGACGCGTCCACCTCGTCTGGCCCGATGGTCTGCGGCGACGTGGTGATGTAGTTGCCATCCTGGACCTGGATTCCAGAAAAGAAGTTTCCAGAAATGTAGACTTCGATGAAGCGGTTGTCCTTCACAGCTTGAATGGCCGTAGGCGGCAAGTCCGTGATGTACGCGTTCACGGTGTAGTCGCGCGGCTTGAAGGAAGCCCCAGCAGTTGCGGACGTATCGTAGTCAACGCCGATGGTGTAGTACGGCGCGGACGGAGACGACCTGTGTAGGTTCCCTGCCGCGTCTTCCCATGAATACACGAACTGTATTTGGTTTACGCAGCCACGTTCGTCTGACTCAAGCGTCGGCGTTGGCGACGTAAGCCGGAACACTGGCGATGCTCCGCCCGTGACGCTCGTGACGCCGTTGACAGGCTCAATTGAAATGCCAGCGTCGTCGTTGATTTCGGCGAATGCGTATGGCGCAAGCTCGTACGTGCCGGTGCCGTCGAATGCACCAAGGTACCCAGCGGCGTTTAGCGTAAGCCCGGACGCTTCTGCTGACCGACGAGGGGTGCACTTGTAGTCAAACGACGTTGTGTGAATGTAGCCGTAGATGCCCTGTATGCCGTAAAGCGTTTTGTCGTACAGCGTGCCGCTAGAGTAGATTGGGATTTGCGGTTCGCATGCGGCCTTGGGGTCGTACTTGGCGTACACAGGGCGCGAGAACACGGCCACGTCGCCAGTGCCCTGCGACACATGCGATACCCTGCTGAAGTAGTGGGTGCTCGTCGCGGTGTACGGACCCATGAACCCAGACTGCGTGTACACAGGCGTGACATCCGGCCGAACAGCCACGTCGTTGTGACAAACGCCGGCCACGCTGAAGTTGTATAGGTGCCCATCGTAGTCTGCCGTGGGCAGTTGCCCAATCGAACAAATCAAGATCGACGGCTGGAGTGACTCGACGTAATTTTCCCATCCGTACGCAGTGGGCGCGCCTGTGAGGTAAAACTCGTAACCGGCAGTGTTGAGTCTGAGCAGGCCAACCATGGGACGCTGCGCAGACGACGCCATGGGGTTCCACGCCTTGGTGGCCGCGTAGTAGTTCCACAACGTGGTCACCGTGGAGAGCGTTGATAGAGACGAGTTGACGATAAACCCCTGGACCGACCCGTGCTGGCCAAACGGGCCTTCGTGCACGTACGTCCCAAACTCAGGCGACACCAGCGTGTTCAACGCAGACCGGCGACTGATAACCGAAATCGTCATCAGCATGTCCGACGTGTTGTCGCCAGAATACGCGAACGTCGGAACCATGCAGTCGTACGAAACGCCGGAATAGAGCGACGGCGCCAGCGTAAAGTCAGGACCAATGGTCTGCGACCCAAGCGCGAGCGGAAACCTTGCCGTCTGCACATGCGTCGCGTCTACGGATGAGTCAAACGCGGCAACGTACAACTGACCCGCAAGCCCGTTGTACCAACACCCGATTCCGTTGGAGCCACCAATGGTCGCGACGGTTTGAGACCCAGCCGTGGCAAGCGTCGTGTCGTTCACCTGTCGCACGGTGACCGTGTTCGGGCCTCCGTTGTTGGCAGTCGCTAGGTACCAGGTGTTCGATGGGCCGTCCGACCAATCGTACTGGTCAACGTTTGTGTACGTGGTGCCAAGGGGAGACCCGGTACCCGGAAACGCGGTTGCGTTGATTTGCAACAACGTCAGCGTCGCGTTGGACTCGGCTGACATGTAGAACACGTTGAACTTGCCAGATGTCGGCAACGCAAAAATCTTCGGGTTGTACAGCGTGCCAGACACAATGCGCGTCTTTGGGCACACAACCGCGTTCGTGTCTTGGTTGTACGCGGCAAAGTACAGCCCGTCATCTTCCAGAAACACAAACGCGATGTTGTCTCCGCTGACTGCTGAATCGGCGTAGTAGTTGCTACACGATGCAACCTGCTTCGTCTGCACTTCGCATGGCTGTTGCCCAAACTCCCCAGACGATGCCCACCCAGAGTCTTCGCTGAACGTGTACGGACCCAACGCCGTGTTGACAACGAGCGTGCGCCCTTCGTGAACCATCACGGAATTGAGGTTTTGTAGCGCGCGTTCTGACAGTCCTGATGCGGACATTGGGTCTGCAGGCCTACGCCGGCGCACGGACCCGTCCTTGCCCAGGTTGCCGTTGTGAAGCTCCAGCAGGTACGGCGGGCTAAGCAGCTTGTCGTCAACGCCCTCGTTGATGCCGCCGCCTTCGTCGCGTGACCCACCCAGCGGGATGGGTATGACCTGCTCTTTGAGCGCCATGACTAGAACACCCACGCCTTGCCGGCCGTTGTGGCCGTGATGTTCACAAACTTGGAATCGTCGCTCGACGACGCAGACGTGATAGGTGCACCCACCACGGCAAAACACCCCGACCACTTGCGGCCGAGTTTATGCGCGATGTCTCCACCAGACGCGGTGTACTCAATCAGCGAACCGTTGTTGATGGAGCCAATGGTTGGCAGCGCGTTCGACGTCGCATCCTGCAACCGGTTCTGGGTCTCGTCGCCAAACAACCGCAGCAACGACTTCTGCTTGATGGGCATTAGTACCCTCCGCCGTAAGGCCCCCAGCCGTTCCACCAACCGCCGTACGACGTACCAGCGACGTCCTGCACGACGTCAGGCGAGCCACGGTCAAGCGACGCCGATGCGTTGCGGATTTCTTCTGCAAGCTCGTCGCGCTGGCGCTGAAGCTCGCGCGTGTCGCCTTCTTCCTTGGCAATGCACTTGATTGCCGCGTCCAGGACAATGAACTCTTCCCAGCCGTTGGGGAACCGCATAGGCGTCGAGTCGTCAACGAGGATGGGGGCCGGTGGCAAGTACTTGAAGTTCACATACGTGGTTGGGCTAGGCGGCGGGTATAGCTCAGCGCGCAGGCCACCCGTGCTGGACAGCCCAAGCCCGCCGTACACGCGGTACTTGGCACCGAACGTGGTGTTGGCGTTTGCGTTGGTGGACATCAGCGCCGGGATTTCGAGCGGCATCGCCGGTAGGATGGCAATGCGTTGCGAACCCACGGCGTCGGTCCACAGTTCCACGCCAACGACTTTGTACGCGGACGTGAGCGCGTAGATGTTCGGCGCCGTGGTGGGCGCGCTGAACTGAACCTGTTCAGGAGCAATGAACAGCTGCGCGTCATTCTCGGTGGCCAGGTCATACAGCCTCGAGATGGACCTATTGATGTACCCGATAAGTTCCGCCGTCGTGATGAACTGGTCTGTAAGAGACAAGTCCGCACGCTGGGTAACCAGCGTGCGCAACTCGGTCAGCGTAAACGCAGCCATGGGCTACTCCTAGGCCGATGCTACAACAGATTCATTGCAGTTCACCATGACGTGAACCTTGTCGCCCGACGTGAGTACGCCCACGGTGCCGTTGGGCGCCGCGCGAAACGTGACGACCTGTCCAGAAATGCCACTGATGACAAACGGGATGGCCACAGTGGCACCAGACCGCTCCGCCGTGAAAAACACCTGCGTGGGAGCCGGCGCACGCGAATCCACGGTGAGTGTGTAAACGCCAGACCCAGACGACGCCATAATGAGGTCGGGGTTGGAGTTCGCTGAGATTGCGCCGGCCGTGGTGACGGTCGACGTACCAATCATCAGGATGTTGTTTCGTGCACGCCCTCGGATGTACGAGTACGGGTCGCTATAGACAGACATTACATTTCTTCCTCGTGCTCATACGAGCACGTTTTGACGAATGACTTGAGGATGTCGGCAACGCCCGAAGCGTCGCCTGCTTTGATGGCGTCCAAGAGTTCACTGGCCATGACCTCGTGGTCACTGGCCTCGCCCTCCATGGATTCAGCGGCCCCCTCAGCTTTCGCCTTGGGGGTCCCGCCGCCGATTGACAAAACAAGTGCCTTGCCCATCGGGTCCATGGTTACGCGCCGTAGACCGGGGTGACGGTCGTGTCGCTGAACCAGCACATGAAGTGGATGCGTCCCGCGCCTGCGTCGGCAAGGGCTGCACCCGATGCGTCGTAGCAGCGGATTTGGAGCGTTTTGTTCGCGGCCGAGTACACCCCAACCTGGAGGAACTTGTCATCGCCAGTGGTCAACTGGAGCGACGCAAGCGCACAAAGTAGGTTAGGGAACTTGTCCGTGAATGTGATGGTGTAAAGGCCGGTGGACGTGTACCCCACCGACCAACCGAGCCCGAGCCGGGTCGTTGCGTCGATTGCCGACGAGCCGTTCGGAGCGAACGAGCCGCCAATCATGCGCACCGTCGGATTGAGCATCTGCGGAGCTTTTTGATAGTTACGATTTGACATGTTCAGTGGTTCCAGTGGCCTTGGTGCCTAGGCTGCCGGCTGGGTCAGGCACCATGCCCAACCCAGCCCGCCCAAGTTCAAGACCTACAGTGACTAGCTGCCGAGGATGAGCACGCCGTTGTAGCCAGGAGCCGAACAGCCGAGCTGCGCGCGGTAGCCCATGCGGAACTCCACTGCGTCCTGGTCGCCCATGCGGAGGATTTCGCCACCGCCGTACTCAAGGATGTGCGGCGCTTCCTTGCACGAGTAGAGGCACCACGTGTCCATCTGAAGGATGTAGACGTGGAGCTTCGGGCAGTTCGGGTCCGCGAGCACCTTGATGGTTCCCGCAGGCGAATCGACCTCAACGGCCGAGTAGCCCGTGCCAGCCGTACCCATGACCTTCGTGCGAACCACCTTCGCGCCGAGAGCGTTGATGAGATTCTTGAAGTCCAACGGGTTCATGAAGGCGTGCGTGGGAGACGAGCCTGCGAGGTACAACTCCGCAAGCGCGTCCTGGAACGCTTCCTCAATCGGGGCAGACGAGTTGAAGCGCATGCCGCCAAGGCGGGTGACGTCCGACGTGCGGTCCACGCCGAAGAACGCTGTTGCCGACGGCGCCGAGTCCGGGACCCAAGCCGCGAGGCCCGAGATTGCTCGGTTGTAGTCGCCCGACACGAAGAAGTAATCCGTGGCCGCAAGGCTCGTGATTGTTCCGGTGTAGGTGACCGTCGCCGTGGTTGCAGACGCCTGGCGATTGATGGCTGTGATGAATCCTGTACCGCTTCGGACAGTGCCCGAGCCAGTGTTGTCGGATACAGCGCCAATCGTCATGCCAACTTCCATGTTGTACGAGTCAGCCATGGAAACGGTGACGGGCGACGCGGTGCCAGACGTGTTCTGCGCAAGTACGCCAGTGGATGAGCGGAACAACTTCACCGCCAACGAGCGGGTGATGGAGTTGCGACCGCGCTTGATTTCGGCCTCAAGCGCCGCCATGAACGCGCCCTTGTTGGACTGCGACGTCTCGAGCGTTTCGCCATCCACGCGGCCGATCGCGTAGTCGGTTTCGGCGCGCGTGATGGTGAACGCTGCGTACTTCGACGGCGTTGCTTGCGCCTGCGCATTTGCGAAGGTAGACGCGCGGCCCTGCAAGTCCGCATAGCTGAGCGGAATCTTCAGGCCGTCACCGTAGAAGTCGGTCTTCTTCGGCACCATGCCGAGGAACGGGTTGTTCTTCAACGCGAGGTTCTGGATTTCTCCGGTGAACCACAGCGTTTTGAGCATTGCTGCGAATGTTGCGTTAGTCTGATTTGCCATGTTGCGAACCCTTTTGAGTTACCGGGTTCGCTGGTGGCTGCGCCGACTCAGGAACCCATGAGGCTCCTCAGGTGTCGCTCTGCCTGCTCGATGGTATCGAACACAGGCACCCCGTCCGAGTTCGTGCGGGGAGCGGCGCCAGTTGAGCCGTGACCGTTGGTTAGCGTCCGCGCTCCAACTGGAGCGGGTGACGCGCTACTCCCCACGGCGGTTCCGGGTGTGGGCGATTGCTGCTGGTACCTGCGAGCGTACTTGGTAGAAAGGCCTTTGGTGAGCCGCTCCGCCAATCGCTGCTCCACAATGTCAGCAGCTTGGGCTGGTGTCAACACCTCACCATCAAGTGGGCGCCCATACGCATCAAACTCTGTGGCTGTCTTGAGTAGGTGGTCCTGCATTTCCTTCAGCACAGACTCGTACTCGCCGTAGGCACTTACAGCGTCGTACTTGTCGCCGTGCTTTTCGAGTTCCTCGCGGATATTCGACAACGCGGACTGCGTTGCGGCCTGGCGCGTCGCTTCAAGCTCGCGGAGTTCAACGGCACGCTCACGCTCCTGGAGCTTTGCCTCAAGCGAATCGATGCGCGCGCGCATTTCTTCGGTCTCGGTAGGCTTGGCCTTACCGTTCTTGAGCTTCGACTCCGTGATGGTGCGGTAGTCAACGCCAAGCTGCGTAAGCAGGTCGTCCGGGTCGGCTTCGCCGGCTTTGACTTTGGCAGTGAGCGCTTCAAGGTCCGCAATGCGCTTGGCCTTGGCCTCTACCTCAAGCTTTTTGCGGTGAAACTCCGCGTCCTTCTTCGCGCGTTCAGCAATCGCCTTCGACTTGGCTGATACCTCCGGCTTGACCTCGGGCGGTGCCTCGGCGGCGGCAGCGGCGGCGGCCTCGGCGTCTGCCTGGGCTGCCTCGTCCACGGGCTCCCCAAGCGCTTCCGCAATCATCGCCTGCGCTTCTTCAAGCGTGCGCACCTTGCCATCGGCAAGTGCTGGCGGCGGCCCTGCCGCATCGGGTGCGGGGGTTACTGCGTCGGTGGGCGTCGTCGTGGCAACTGTGTCCGGGGTAGTAGTAACGTCATCCATGCCTGTATGTTCCTTTGTTCCTAAGCAGCGACCTGAACTGGTAGCTGCGGGGCTTGTGGCTGGGGCGGCAACTGGCCAGGAGGCGCGCCGGCGGGGAGCGCCTGCGTGGGCGGGGCCTGTGCAGCCAGCAGCATCTCCGCTGCGTCGTCGATGTACCGCTTGAGCAAATCAAGTCGGTCTTCTGGGCAGCCGTTTACGGCCTCGCGCTGCCAGATGCGTTGGACACGCTTCACCGTAAGGTCGAGCGACTGAAGCGCGTTCGGGGCTTCGTAGTTGCCATGCTCTAGCATTTCAGACACACGCCAGTCGATGTAATCGAGCGGCGCGAAGTCCACGTCGTCCTCGTACTGCGTGTCGGGGAAGTCGAGCAGGCGTCGGCCAACCAGCGGGTCAATGAGCCCTGCCGCCATCATGTCCTGCACGTCTTCGAGGCGTGCCTGGGGCGTGCGCGCAAGCGCGGACGTCGGGAACACGTGCATGACGTACTGGTCGGACGTGAGCTTGATGTCTTCGAACGAAACCTTGCGAGCGCCACGGCGACGATGGCTAAGCACCGTGCCTTCGAGCGGCTCGCGGGCCTCCAGCGCCTCGCGTGCCTCCGTGTGGCAGAGTTCCGCAACGTCCATGACGAACGACTCTGTTTGACGCGACAAGATGCTGAATCTGTCGGTCTCAATATCGTCTTTCGTGCGAATGGCCTTCCCGGACTCAAGTCCCGGCTCAACACGCCCACCAGCCGACAACTCGGTGACGCCTTCCTGGATGTAGGCGCGTGCAATCAGGCGGTCGAGTTGCGAGAATACTTCTGGGTGCACGGTCTGCGGCGTCACCACAAACGGCTGTGTCCCTCGGTACGTCAGGATGGACCCAACCATGTTGTTGAGGTGGGCTTTGACCACCTTCGAGCCTTCTTCAACGTAGACCGTGGGCTTGGCGAGCAGCCGAAACGACTCTTGGATACGCTGAAGGATGACGTTGATTTCTACCTGAATGAACTTCAGGCGTTCTGACGCGCCCTGGCCCCAGAATCCGGCCACGGGCGGGGACCACTGAAGGAACGCGAACGGGAACGTGGGGCGGTTCCAGTCTTCATACAGCAGCGTTTGGCCATCAATCGCGATGACGTGACGGCCATCCTTCGCCTTCGGCGCGGACGGCAGGTGCCACGCTTCAATCACTTCAACCTGCTGGGAGTTCGGCGTGCGAGCATCGCTTGGGTACTCAGTGACCGCGCCCGCTGCGTCGATTTGCTCACGGTACTGCGGGAACATGGACTTTAGCTGCCACTGGTCCATGCGCTTTACACGGTAAAGTGACCGTGGGTCCCCAAACGCAGCGTCGGTGGGGTCCACCCACAACTCACCAGGGATAACGCGCTCGATTTTGATGCGCCCGTGCTCGCGGAACACATGCGCGATGCCGGTGCCAGCCCATGCCGCGTCACGGAACACGATGGGAATCAGGTCGTAGAACTTCGTCTGATAAAACGTGCCCTCGGTCCACGTCTCCAGGTCCTGCGCCGCGCGCTTGCCGTACCAGTCGCCAGAATCCGTGATGTACGTCGGCATGGGGCGGACTTTGCCCACGCGCGCCGTCAACGTGTCGATGATGGACTGGATGATGTTGTACCGAATGCGGTCGTCTTCCCACAGCGACATGCCCATCGGGTTTGGGTACGCACCCAAAATCGACGAACCGCCAGTGAGCGACAATATATTGCGACCTGCATACAGCCTGGCGTGGATGGTGAGCCGGTCTAGGCGCGACGTGTCGCGCGACCGGATCGATTGCATGGCCGCAATAACCGCAGCGCCAGACTGCTCCTTTGACTGCATTGCATCGGTCAGCCACCAGGGCGTTTGGGCTAGGGCGTTTGAATATTGCTGCATGCGCATGGCTCCGTAGGTTAGGGCGCAGAATAAAAGAGCAGGTTTTCCCGCTCCAAATGCTCGCGCTGTTCCCGCACCATGCGTTCCTCGGTGGACTCTTCTGCTGCGTCTGGTCCACCCGGTTCGGTTAGGTCGCTATTTAGCACGTCATGACTAGCCACGTCACGTAGTGCCACTGGCGTAAGTTCTAGTGACACGTCGCCCACCGACAACTTCAGCACCCCGTGGGCACGCATAAACGACACGCAGTGTTCCAGGTCCACTAGTCGTCCTCGAACGTCACCCAGCTTAGGTCGTGTTCGGGCTCCGGCGCGTGGCTTGGCCACATCTCGTCTTCCTGTTCCTTCCACCATCTGGCACTTCCTTTCTCTGGGCGTTTTTCGTCTGGAACGTGCGCCCACGACCTGCACTCACGCCATGCATAAAGGCTGGAATCGCAGTTCGACACCAGGAGCCCATCCGCGAAATACTCGTGCTCACCCACAACGCTTAGCGCGAACACACGTTCCAGTTTGCCTGTCCTTCGAACGCTGCGGACACGAATGAGCGCAGTAGGCGGGCTTGCTGTACTTGTTTCTCCGAAAAACAGCGCCGCATCCGCACTCCCAATCGATGTCGTCGATGCCGCTGTCACGCCGCTGCTTGGCGAAGCACTTACCGGAGCACACGCTCGATTCGGTCCCTCTGGTTTTGTATGTGCCGCCACAGACCACGCACGTGTGTTCAATATGTATTCTGCTCCGCCAGGTCCTTGCGCCGTGTGACTTGTGCCATGCGATTCCAACATCGCTCCCATGCCACGCTGCGGCGGCGCCCCTAGCGGCGTCGAGTGATTCTTTTGATTTTGCGATTCGGTCAGGGCGCCGCATGTGCTCCGAGATGTGCTGCGGCCCTGGAACGCATTCCAGATTCTCGATTGTGTTGTTGAGTGGGTTTTCGTCGATGTGGTGCACGTGGTGTCCGGGTGGGACTGGCCCATGAACCTCGGCCCAGATGACTCGGTGCAGGTATTCTGAGCCGCACTTGAAGTAGACTCGATCGCTTCGCCGCTTGGAGTTTGGGTATCTGTTGAACCGGCGGCCTTTGTAGATGATGAACATAGCCGCACGAGGCTATCACCGTACAGTACCGCGTCAAGGCGCGTAAAACCCTTCCCAGCCACCCAAAACGGATGGTCGCCGGTCGCCTCGATGCACTGGCCGTCCTCGGTTTCTAGGGCCCACAACTCGCTTCGTCCCGTGCACCATGCAGCGGCAACTGGCCGGGGGCCTTTCCGCGTAAGCACAGCATCGCCCTGCTTCAGTTCGCTTATCGGCACCTGTCCATCGCAGGTCGAGATGAGCGTCCCGGCCGGGAAGCACAAGTGGTTGTCGAACCCTTCCGCTTCCTCGTTGCGATTGGCGTCTTTCCACGGCAACGTCGCCATTTCCGTGAGCCAATCCTCGTTCATGCGAGCCACGACGCGAATGGTCCCGGACTGAAAGTCCCCATTCATGAGTTCGATGTAGCCGCGCTTGTTGCGCTTTTCTGCTGGCTTGAACGGGATGGCGAACCGCTTGCGTGCTTCTTCGATGTAGCCTTTGCCAAGGCCACCCGCGTCGCCGACGATGGCGTCGAATCCGCCGTACCGTTCGATGAGTTTGGTGGTTTTCTCGGCCACGTCACTCGGTGTGAGCTTTTCGTGCTTGAACGACTCCAGACACCACGTTTCTGGTTTGTTGGCGTAGTAAGCCCACACCGACCACGCGGTCGAGTCGCGGTAGCCAAAGTCCACTCCGAGCACGTACCTGATTTCGGGCGAGTCTTCGGGTCCGGCGTCCACACCGTTGCGCACTTGGTTGTACTGGTACACGAGCGTTTCGGACGCCTGCACCCACTTGCCGAGCCACTCGCGCATGTACACCGGGTGCGATTCGGTCCAGTGGTTGAGCCTGCGTTCTTCTGCAAGGTACTCGGCCGGCTCCTTGAAGTACGGGTTATCGAGCACGGTCCAGTGATGCACTGACCACTTCAGCGTGGCGTCGGTGCACACGTTGAAGAAAAACCCGACGCACACACGCGACGGGGTGCCGGTGAGCAGCAGTTGCCCGCGCAAGTCGCCAAGGGCAGGACGTAGGATATCGATAACCAGCGCCTTGAGGATGTCGGGCGCAAACGAGCCGCATTCGTCGATGGCAGCACGCAGGTACTTGCCACCACGCAGGCGCTCAATCGCTTCCGCGTCGTCGGCGCCGCCAAGCAGAATTGTAGACCCGTTGAGCGGGTCAGACACCGCAAGCTCAACCTCACCGAACGCGAACCCAAGCTTGTACTTGTGGGACGCGGCCTTCATTTCACGCCACATGATGCGCTTGGCTGAGCCGCGCGTGAGCGCTAGGTACGCAGACGTTGTGTTGGGGTGGTCCTGCATCCCCTTGAACAACCACGCCATGACCGTGTGCGTTTTGCCCGAGCGACGGCCTGGGTGTGCCGCAATGACGGGCGACGGGTCGTTGATGATGTCGAGTTGCTGCTTGAACAAGTCCGCGAGGTACGGGCGCGACTTGCGGCGCCCAACTTCCGCCACAACGGCGCGCGCGCGCAACACGGCCGGGTCCGTGGACTCAGTGAGCGGCGTGCCAGGTGCCTGCTCTGCCGGCGCGGCGACGTCGGTCAACTACTCCTTCGTGGCAGCCTTACGCTTCGGCGACTTGACCTGAGCCTCGACGGCCTTTGTGTCCTCGTCTTTTGCGTCTTCGCACACGGTAAACGACTTCACGAATGACATGGGCAGGAATAGCTCGTCGTTGATTCGAATGATGGACGTCTTCACGTCGAACACGATGCGCACCACGTTGCGTTCGCCGACCACGAAGCGGTCTTTGTGCTCGCCTGCAAGGTAGAACACGTCGCGCGTGCGCAGTTCGCGCAGTTCCCACGAGTCCCTGGTTGCCAACGACTCAGTTACGTTTTTGTGCTTCATGGCGACGTCACTTCTCCAAATGCGTATGGGTCAAACTCAAGCGCAAGCTTTGTGGTTAGGTACTCGCGGGCGTCGGGCACCATGTGGCTGCACCTACGCAGCAGCGGCTGAATGGGCTCAATGAGCCGCGTGCCGTTGCCTACTTTACGAGCCTGCCCCTTCACGTACACGTAATCAAGCACGTCCCCGTGCGACGCGGCCCAGCCAATGATGGCGTCTTCGTCTGACGCAAGGCACAACACGTACACGCCTGGCTCACCATCAATGCCGCCTGTACGCATGGCGGTGTCCAGGTACCTGGAAATGCGCGGTATGTAGTGCCGGTGCCACGCGGGCATGCCCATTTGTTTTGGGATGGATGCGTTAGCGCGTTGGTTGTCGACCCACGCCTTGGAAATGAACCCACGGTCCTCGTGCTTCATGTACCTAAGTCGCAGGTCGAGTTCCACGCTACTTCCCCGAGCGCTTCGGCTTGCGCTTGGACTTCTCGTCGGCAGCGTCGGCCTTGCGCTTGACGGCGTAGGCAATGGCCACGGCCTGCTTCACGGGCTTGCCGGCCTTCACTTCGGCCTTGATGTTCTTCTTGAACGCGGACTTGGACTTGGACTTTGAAAGAGGCATGTGAGTTCCTTACTGAAGTTGCACTGACTGGCCCGGACGGACCAACACCGGGTCATCTTCCTCGACAACCGTGACGAGGTTATCGACGTGAAGCATGACGTACGTTTTGCCGTTGTATTCGGCATCGCACGCGCCGCCGTTGGCAGCGTGAAACATCACGTTGTCGCCAACGCGAATCCCCGTGCGGTCCGAGTCGGTAGCGTGGATTGAAATCACCGTCGCCCAGGGCTTACGCGCAATGGACTGCGCAGGTTTGATGATGCCGCCTTCTGTTTGCGACTCTTCGTCAACCGGCACCGCTAGCACGTAGTTTGGGATGGCTCTGAACTTCACTTGTTACGCTCCTTGTAGTTGGAAATCATGAACAGCGCTCTACACGCTAGGTGAGCGGCGTGGTGTAGCCCGGATTCTGGGTCGATGTGCTCACCCATCCTAATCCGCTGCAGGTGACGCATGGATGCTTCCCAGGACTCGTCGAAGATGTCCGCACGCGTGCGCCAGTCGTCTGGACCATACTTGTTGGCACCCAGTAGGAGCACACCCAACACGTCCTGCATTGCGTCCATAGGGAGTAGTCGCCAAGGAACTTTAGGTCCTCCGGCGGCTGGCTCGGGTTGGGCGGCTCCGGCTCCGTCGCCGGCTGGGTGAGAAGACTGCCATCGGTATGCACAGGTGGCGTGCATCCAGGCTCCGTTTCCGTAGACGGCAACGGTGGTGGCGGAGTGCTCGAAGGGTTGCCCGCACACTGGGCAAACGCCGTCATGACTTTTTGCGTCCACGGTTCCTAAGCTCCTCCACACTGAGCAGACACTCTCGCATCAAGTCACGGGCCACCCGTAGGGGTGTGGTTCCGGCGGCCTCGGCCATGGCTTTGAGTTGTCTGTACTCCTCCATGGACACAGCGAACTCAATCCTGGGCTTGTCTGGGTTGTGCCCCACGTTCCGGAACATAGTGGGTTGTTCCGTGATGGTCAACGCCAAATGCAAAAGCCACCCCGAAGGGTGGCCAGTGCAGGCTTGGGTGGAACCTGGGGGCAGGTTCCGTGGAACCTGGGTACAGGTTCAGCCGAACAGGTCACCGCTCCGCGACTCCGAGCGACGCGCCTCGTTGTCGTACATGTTCACAAAACAGCCCTCAACGTTGACCGTGGTGCCGTCTTCGAATGTTACGAGGATGGACTTTACGCCTTTGCGTACCTCTCCGGTCTTTTTGCTGGTGAACCCACGCTTCGTGATGGAGAAGCTCGTGAACTCGCCGCGCTCGTTCCGCTTCACCCACCCGGACATGAAGCTGTGTTTCTGCTTGTCGTCTTTCCCGACAAGCACGAGTTCGTATCGGGGTTTTTGTGATGAATTTGCATTGTCCATTGTGTTGTCTCTTTCTTACCTAGTAGTGCGCTCAATGCGCATTACACAATCCGTCGCGTCTACCACTGTCCCATCCGACAAAACAGCCTGGAGCTTCACCACCCCTGGGTATGTGTTGCCGGCCTTGGACGTGAAACCGCGCTGAAGCGTGACCGTGGCTCCGTACTCGGACTTCCACAGGGCAGCGACCCTAAACTTCTCCTGGGTCCTCTTGTTCGTCCACACCATCACGTGCGTCGGGCGCTTCGGCTGACCTTGCCCACCTGACTCTTCCGTCGGGGCCTGGAGGCGCTTCATAGCCTTCTGTCCCCAACCCGAGGTCGAGACTTCCGAGTATCCATACGAGTTCCGCCTCGCTTTGCTCCAATCGAGTTTGGACATGCTTTATCCCTTCGTATTTTTGTTGATACCATTTGAGTTCAACCATCATGTTGCGGGCTAGTAGGTCGACCTCGTTCACTTGCTGCCCCAGCCCATCCTGGCAACTAGGTCTTCTGCTGCCACGCGCGCACGAACAGCGGCATCCTTGATGACCTTCGACTCTTCGGCGTTTTCTTCCCCAGACGCCAATCGCTTTGCGTAGTCCATGGCTGACTCGGCTTCGTTCAGCGCAATCCCGGTCACAAGCGCAGTGGCAGACCCAATCCCACACTGCTTGGCCATGAAGTCCAATGCCTCGTACGCGGCGGGCGGGATCTGAACCATCAGCTTCTTCATCGGCTCGTCATGCTTCTTCATTTGCTAACCGCTCCTTACCGGTTCTTCCCCATGGTAACACACAATAACCTCAGCGCAAGTTTCGTATTGTTACAGAAAATACGGTCCGCGAAATCATTCAGTAATATTTGGTATTGTATCACGAATGATGGCATTGAAATCATTAGGGTAAGTTCACATTCTGAATGGCCATTCAGTGAAATATTACTCAATGATATCAAGGGTCCGTGTATAGCAGCTCGCGCGCCATGCCTTTTGCGTCCGCCTTTCGCACCATGTCCTTTGGTGGCGGCGGCGCCTCATTGCGCGGCCAGCGCACCTAGGCCAGCCGGCGCCCACAGCGGCGCCCCACTCGGGTTGCAGTGGCAACCCCTCGGGGGCCACGCGCCATGGCGCCGAGCCAACGCGTCAGGTGCAGCAACGAAGTGAGTGTTTTGCGGTGGCAGCCGAGGTTCGCAGTGGGCGAACCGAAGGCTGGTGGTCTGAACGCTGGCGTTGAATCAGCTGTTTTAGGCGGGTTTTGGTGGGTTTTTATACGTGGGGGGTGGGTATAGAAGTACGGGTACCCCTCCCCAAACCGGGGTTCACAACTCGCCACGCTCGCGCAGCAGCTTCACTGCCAGCTCGTACTCGCTGCGCAGCTCATCCTCGGGTAGCTCCCTGACGTGCTTGACCGTGGTAGAGGCACCGATGCCTACACGGTCGAGCACAGACGCTGACGCGCGGAGTGCAGTGTCGTCACGGTCGGACTCGACGAGTTCAACGACACGCTCCGCTGCGCGCGCTGCCCCAGCAGCGAGCACGGCGCGGGCCTGTTCGGTGGTGGAGCGGAGCAGTTGCGTGCGGATTTGCTGCGCAGGGGCTGATGCGAGTGCTTTGCGCGTTGCTCCCAGGCTGCGCCCGAGCGCAGCTGCAATCTGCTCTTGAGGCATCCCCTGAGCCGCCAAAACAGCAGCCGTTCCCTGTTCAACCGGACTCACTCTCTTCCGCTTCATTACGCCTCTAAGGACACTGTGCACATTCCGTACACCCAACTGTGCACGTTTCGTACACCACAAGTACCGGAACCTGGCCGCGTTTGCAACCCGCGCCTCGTCACACCCCTGCCTTTCATTCGCGCTGTGTACACAGTCCACCGAAGCGCATTCGCGCCACGTTGGCGCACGTTTTGAGAGTTCCGGAACGAATTGTCGTGGTTTGACGCGCTGCGTTTCCAGAATCCCCAATAGTTCCGGAACGGCACGACACGTGCATTGAACTAACTCGCCGGGCCACGAACCTGGCGCACAAAGGACGGAAACATGTACATCGCACTCGCACTCAAGCTCGTACTGCTCGCCGCCACGGCCGCGCAGCAACCCACCGAACTGCACTACACGGACCTAGACGGCGCGGAACACTGTGTCGTCGTCGATTCACAGGGACAACTCACGATGGAGTGTGCGCAATGATCGTCGGAATGACACTACACGAGGTCGAGCAGTTGCTCTCAAAATGCGGGATTCAATCGCTGAACATCCGGCGCGAGCGTGGTGGGTACGTCGCAATCGCGTCATGCGGCTCAAGCGTGCTTATCGCTGGTCCGAGTGAGTCTTTGCAGCAAGCAATCGACAGCGTGATTGACGAAGTGCTAGCGCTTACCGCGCCGAACGAGGGGGCACAATGACGACGACTACACCACAGCACGAATGCTCACCGCTCGACGTGCATCTAGCGCACTACTCGTGCGAGCAGTGCGGCTGGCGGCGGCCGATCGAGCGAAGCGAAACAGACGTCTACGACGCAATCGCGGCG